CCTTGAAGGCCATCCACGGGCCGAAGAGCGTGTGCTCCTTGGCACGCTCCGCGACCGCCTGAAACGGCACCTTCTGAGTGAGCCGTGTCTCGTGCAGGTGTGCGATGTGGTGCACCATCCGCTCCGGGTGCCTGCCGTAGCGCACGTGGTAGTCAACAACCGCGTTGTTGGCCGCGCCGCCCCGGAAGTGCCGTCGCTCGTGGCCACGCGGCCACCGGCCGCCGGTCGGCGCCGGCTCCTCGTTGCGCGCGGCGGCCAGCAGGCCGTCCCAGAACTTGTCGCCCTCCAGCTCGCTGAGGTAGCTCGCCGCGCCGCAGTGGTACAGGCACCAGTAGGCGATGAGCCAGCGGTGCAGCTGCGGCCCGCCCATGCCCCCGTCGGAGAGCATGATGTACACCGGGTCGAGGTCGCCAGTCGTGAGCAGCTGCCGACCGAACTCCTCGATCGACAGACGCGGATAGTCGCGCTTCATGACGTGCTCCTGGATGTGAGAAGGGCGGCCCGGCCCGGCCGCCCCTGCCGTTGCCCACGCGGCTCTAGCGGTACAGCTTGATCTCGCCGGTCTCCTGGTCGTGGCGGATGCCATAGCCCAGGTAGTAGTGCATGATGCGCACCAGCTCGTACGCGCGGCGAGTGACGTGCTTGGACTGGCGTCCCTTGTCGGCGTCGAACTGCTCGACCAGCCGCTCGACCTTGTCGAAGGTCGCGCCATTGAGAAGCAGCTCGACTGCGCGACCGCGCAGCGTGTCGCCGTCGCGCACGCCCCGCTGGACCTCCGGCTTGCCGACCGGGAAGTTGAAGTACATGCCGTGGGGCTTCTTGTTTGCCTTGGCCTTCTTCTCCCTGGGGGCCTTCGGCTCGGCCTTGGCCCTCGTCGCCGGCTCCTCCGCCTTCTTCGGCTCGGCCTTCGGCGCCGGGGCCTCTTCCACGCCCTTCTCAGCGTACGAGACCAGGATGCCCCAGGTCCGGCGAGCCGCCGTGCGATGGTCCGAGAAGCGGTTGACCGTGTTGGCCTTCACCAGTGGGGCGACCTCATTGTAGAGGCTCACCAGCGCCGGTCCGGTCAGGGCCTCCAGTCGCTCGAAGCTGTGGGTCTGGCCCCGGAAGGTTACTGTCTGCATGATGCCGTCGCTCCTTTTCTCTCCAATGCCTTGGGGCTCTCTCAAGGCCCCGCCCTCTCTACATACTCCGGACTGGCGATAAAGACAAGACCTTTCTGTCCGCCCCGTCGGCGGCCGGCTCCGGCCGGAGGAGGGCCTCCCAGAACGACCTGGCGGCCTCCCGGTTGGCCGGGTCGTTGTACCAGTGGTTTCGGCCGGAGGGGTGCGGGATCACGGCCACGCGGGCCGTCCCAGGGTCCCGGGAGAGGAGGCAGGGCCGGCGGACCGGCCACTCCACCCACTCGTGGAACTCGGCCTCCAGCTCGAAGGCGGAGGCGACGTTCCGGCCCACCAGGACGACCGTCCTCCCGGCCAGGAGCGGCCGCATCGCCTGGGCCGCCGGCCAGGCCAGCATCATGGGGAACTTGTCATCCCGCTTGTGCCGGCCGGGGAACTCATAGAGCAGGTTGACCCGCTCGAACGTCTTCAGGTACTCGCCCCTGGTCAGCCCCATCAGCTCCTGGAGACGCCCGCCCGCGCTTGTCCTGGGCACCGGGAACAGGGGCAGCGTCGGGTCAGTGTTTGGCCCAGGGGCCTGGCCGACGAGAAGGGGCCTCATCACTCACACTCCCGCTTGCCGGTGGCCGGGTCGATGTAGCAGGCCTGCGCCGGCTCCTCGCTGGCGGTCGCCACCACATCCGTCTCCCGGTCGACCTGGCTGTCGTCCTCGCGGACCTGCAGAATGCCGGACCGCTTCCCGTCGATGCGGAACGTGGTGCAGCCCTTGCAGCCCTGCTCCCAGGCCTGCTGGTAGACCTGCTTGAACTCCTCCCAGCTGGTCGAGCTGGGCACGTTGCAGGTCTTGGAGACTGCACTGTCTACCCAGTACTGCGCCGCTGCAAGCACCTCCAGGTGCTGCTGCACCGTGACGTCCCTCGCCGTGCGCGGGGTGACGCCCAGGACGCGGACGCCATAGTCGTGCACGGTCTCCACGCGCGGACCATCGAACTCCTGGATGGTCCGCTCGAACGACGTGGCGAAGACCGGCTCGATGCCGGACGACACGTTGTCAGCTGTGAGGCTGATGGTGCCGGTCGGCGCGATCGAGGTCAGGTGGCTGTTGCGGATGCCCTTGCGGTAGATGAGCTCCTGCACGGACTGGTCCAGCCGGGTGATGAATGGCGCGGTGATGTAGCTGTCGCGCTCGAACAGCGGGAACGGACCCTTCTCCTCCGCCAGCAGGGCCGAGGCGCGGTAGCAGCCGTTGGCGACAAACCGCAGGATGCGCCGGGTCGCCTCCACGAACTCCGGCGAGCCGTAGGGGAAGCCCAGGGCCTCGACGCAGTTGGCGTGGCCGGTGACACCGATGCCCATGCGACGCTTCATGCGCGCCTCGCGGGCCTGGGCCTCCAGCGGGTAGATGGCGCGGTCCACGATGTTGTCCATGGCGCGCACGATGTGTGGCAGGTCGGCGCCCAACCGGTCCCAGTCGAAGACGTAGCGGGTGCCATCTCGGCGGAGGTACTTGACCAGGTTGACACTGCCCAGGAGGCAGGCGCCGTTGGCCGGCAGGGGCTGCTCACCGCAGGGGTTGGTCGCGGTGATCTCCTCGCAGTAGTAGAGGTTGTTGAGGCGGTTGATCGTGTCGATGAAGAGGACACCCGGCTCGGCCCAGTCCCACGTGGACCGCATGATCTTCTCCCAGAGGGCCGCCGCGTCGATCTCCTTGTAGACCTCGCCACCGAAGCGGAGCTGGAACGGCTGGCCGCTGGCCTTGCACCGCATGAACTCGTCGGTGACGCCGATGGAGAGGTTGAAGCCGCGCAGCTGCGTCTGGTTCTGCTTGACGTGGATGAACTCCTCGATGTCGGGGTGGTCCACCCGCATCACGCCCATCTGCGCGCCTCGACGGTGGCCGGAGCTGGCCACACAGCGGCAGACCGCGTCGAAGATCTCCATGAAGGCGATCGGGCCGGAGCTGCGCGACTGCAGCTTCTTGATCAGCGCGCCTCGCGGGCGCAGAGTTGAGAAGTCGTACCCGATGCCGCCGCCCATCCTCATCGTCGCAGCGGCCTCGGTGGCGCGCTGCATGATGCTGCCATCGCCCTCTACGAAGCTGTCCTCGATGCGACCAGAGACATAGCAGTTGTACGGGGTGACCCGCCGGGTACTGCCAATGGCCGACTGCACCCGGCCGCCGGGCAGGAACCGCTGGTCCAGGAGTATGTCTCGGAAGGCGTGGTAGTGCTCCTGGGTGTCCTGGAGGGCGCCGGCAATCCGGCTCATGGCCTCGCGGAAGCTCTCGCCCTCGCCCCGGTACTTCTGGGCATGCAGCTCCTGCGAGAACGGCAACTGGGGTCCCGACATCCTGAACTCTCTCGATCTTGGGGTGATAGAAGACGTGAGGGTGCTCATCTTACCCACTCTGTCTCGCGTTGGAAATGAGGACCTTCAGCTCTCGTGCCGCACGCTCCAGCATCTCGACAATCGCCTCGGCGCTTGAGACACTGAACCTTCGCTTGATCAGCATCACCACGAGGAGGAAGCCGGCTCTGCAGACGGAGGCGTGCGCGCTCTCAAGTGCGCGCTCTGCCTGGCTGACCTCCTGCCTCCTCGCCATCACATCCTCACCACGGTCACCCGCTCGGCCGCCCGCGTGATGCCGGTGTAGAGCCACCGGCTGCGGTCCTCGCGGAACACCCAGCTCTCATCGAAGAGGATGACGTCGTCCCACTGGCTGCCCTGGGCCTTGTGGACCGTGAGGGCGTAGCCGTAGTCGAACTCCTCCGCCGCCTTGCGCTCCCAGAACGGTGGCTCCTCGCCCCGGAAGTAGCAGGCGTGGGCCTCGACGGTCGTCGGGCTCCCGTCCATCTCCGGGTCCAGTGTGAGTGTGAGGCGGTCAGTGTCGACCTCGCCAACATCCACCACGTGCCAGATGGCGCCGTTGAGCAGCCCCTTGTCGTGGTTGTTGCGCAGGCACACCAGCCTGTCGCCTGGAATGGGGTGCCACTCCTGGTGTCCCAGGAGCTGGCGCATGCGTCTGTTGGATGCGTGGCGCGTCTTGTTGCGCCCTACCAGGACCTGATCAGCTGCCTGCGCCTCCTCTGGGCTCGGGCGCTGGTCGGTGACCCGGCTGTCGCCGTAGGTGCCCAGGGCGAGGCCCTCGCCCTGCCGGACGCGCGTGGCCATGGCGATGATCGGGTTGTCCGCCGCCTGCCGGTGTATCTCAGTGAGCATGAAGTCCGGCTTGGCGTCAGTGAAGAAGCCACCGCCCATGAACGGCGGCAGCTGCGCCGGGTCGCCCAGGACGAGGATCTTCTTGCGGAAGTAGCAGAGATCCTCGCCGATGCGGTCGTCAACCATGGAGCACTCGTCGATGACGACCAGCTCCGCGTCATTTACGATGCTCTCTACGTTGAGAGTGAAGCTCGGCTTGGCCAGCGAGTTGCGCTCGTCCTCGATCTTGCGCAGCAGCTCGCGGACCTGCTTGTTGCCGTCGATGAAGGCTCTGAGCCGCTCCTGCTCCTCGGGTGTGTCGGCTGGTCCGTACTCTGCGCGCAGCTCGGCGCGGCACTGGGACAGCTCGGCCTCCAGCTCCTTGAGCATGGCCTCGCCTCTGCTCTTCGAGTGGTAGATCATCGAGTGGATCGTGGAGGCGCCGGGGCAGCCCTTGGTCCGCAGGACATGAGCTGCCTTGCCAGTGAACGCCCCGAACAGGACGGTGCCAGACACACCCTCGGCCAGGTGCTTGGCCAGAGTGGTCTTGCCGGTCCCCGCGTAGCCGAACAGGCGGAAGATCTGCTGATCACCCTCCTGCAGCCAGCGGCTCACCGCGCGGAGGGCATCGTCCTGCTGGGGCGAGAACCTCATTGTGCAGAGGCCCGATAGGAGCGCCAGCCCTTGGTGGCGTGGAAGTGGCGCTCACGACCTCCCTTGATCTCGGTCTTGATGATCGAGCGGTAGCCGGAGCCACGCGGGCCGCGAAGGGCGGTCGTGCGCAGCTTGCGACGCTCGCGCTGAGCAGCCGCGTGAGCCCGACGGTGGGGCTCGTTGGCCCACTCGCGGGCGACGCAGGGCTCGGCGCCGGCCTCCAGCAGAGCGATGTAGATGTCAGTGGGCTCCGCGCCGACCTTGATCAGCTTGGCAGCCAGGGACTTGATGCCCAGGGACATGGGCAGGGCTCCTTTTCTTGAGGGAGAGAAGGGGAGCCGAGGGAGACCACGTTGCCGCCCTCCCGCTCTGCGAGCCTCACCTGCTGCATTGGCGCGTTGTCCACAGCAGGCTCGGCCTCGGCTCCCCGCCGTCAGCCGAGGCTCAGAACGGTGCCGGGCCGTCCGGGTCGGCACCACCCTCGCCGCCGGCCCCACCGGTCGCGTCCTGCGTCTCGAACGCTGCGCGGGCCATGCCGCTCATGACCATGTCGCGGAACTCGCGGGCCTCGGAGAGCAGGGCGCCCTCCTCCTCCGGGCTGATCAGCGATGCCAGCCACGTGGTCTTGAGCGGGTCGATGCGGAAGTTGTAGAACGTGCCGTGCTCGTTCTTCTGCTTGATGGTCCGAATGACGGCACGGTTGGCGAACAGCGGCGGCTTGCCCTTGAGCAGGTACATCGCCGTGAACCAGTCCTTCTGGGGCTTGATCTTGGTGGACGTGAACGAGATCACGCCGAAGCCCTTGGTCTCCTTGCCCTCGGCGTCGAGGATGAGACCGTAGACGTAGATGGTCTCGACCAGCTCGTTCTCGCCTATGGCCAGCTTCCCCAGCTTGCCACCGTTGGCCTTGAGGATGGCCTTGACCTGGTCGCTGTTGGGGTCGTGCAGCGCGACGAAGCCACCACCCTTCTTCCGGGGCACCCACTCGACGTAGGCCAGCTCCTTGTGAACCGGCAGGAACACGACGCCCTGCTCGCCGGAGATCAGCTCGCGGGTGACCGTGTTGAAGATCATCCCCGCCTCGGCGCCGGCCGGGTCCTTGTTCTCGACCTGCGGGCTGTTGGATTGGAGGATGGCGAGGAACGGGACCGAGAGATCCTTGCCGCTGGTGCTCTCGAAGCCGGCCCCGGCATCCTGGCCGTAGTCGTAGGCGGCGACCGCGCCGCCCGTCGCCTGCGTAGCAGGCAGGTTCTTGTCAGTCTTCATTGTCTCTTCCTTCATTGCTCGCGTTTCAATGACCACCCCGAGCGGGGCCGTCGGTCGAGATGCTTACTTTCTGCCAGGCGCCTCCACAATCATCTTCGACTAGAAGTCTGTCTTCACCTTCACCTTGGTGAACCTCTGGCGGAAGGCGCCGAGCAGGTCGAGCGGCACCGCCACGCCCTCCGACAGCTGCTCCTTTACGAAGGAGGCGAGGGTCATGGGGTTGACCGACTTCTTGCGGGCGACGCGGAGCTGTCGCTTGCGTCGCGCGAGGTCCCGCTCAAACTTGTTCGCCCACGCCTCCTCGTCCTTGCCGAACTCGATCTTGAACTCGCGCTTGATGAGCCGGCCGTGGTTGTTCTCCTCCAGCCAGGCGAATGCCTTCTCCTTGTTGGCCTCCGGGATGCTGGCGCGGATCTTCTCAGAGACTTGTACCTCGACACCGTCCTTGGTGGTCAGCTTGGCCTGCTCCGCCGCGTCCATCAGGGCCGGCAGCCTGTTCTCGGCGATGTCCCTCAGCTCCGCCTGGGCCTTCCTCAGATCCTCCTCGATGCGGGCGACCTTGGCCTCCGCCTCCAGCTGCTCCTGGGCCACCGCCGAGATCTGGGCCAGGATGTTGTCGCCAGGCCCGTCCTTGAACTCTCTGTAGTCGTGCATCACTCGCTCCTCTCTATCCCGATCTGCGTGGCCAGCTCGACCATCCTCTCCGCCCGCTCTGGGCCAAGGAGAGCCTCCAGCTCCTCATAGCTGATCTCCTGGTCGTCCAGGTAGTACCGGTCGTCGGTGATCTCGCACTCAGTCTGGTGGGCTGGGGCCATTCCAAAGTAGCCCTTGAAGTCCCTCCACTCCTCGTACGTGAACTCGACGCGGAGCGTGCGCTCCTCCTCGCCCTCCGTGAGCGGCTCCACGGTCACGCTGCCGACGCACTGACGACCTGCCACGACCCTACCCCTCCTGCGGAAACACATCGGCCGATATGCTGAGATATCGGCGGTCCTTCCCGCTCCACTGGAGGAGGTTCACTCTTCCATTGCAGTCGGCCGCCACGGCAACGGCGAAGCCGATGAGGCAGGGGTTGCCTATCAGCAGCAGGTGGTCGTCATCGCTGAAGCCATGCAGCTTCTCGCGCAGCTCCTCGAGGATGGGCCCAGGGTTGAACGGCGCCGCGTTGGGGCTGAGCAGGTACTCGATGTCGCCGAAGATGCGGGCCGGCTCAAGGTTGAACCTAGGGACCAGCTCGCCGCGATCCGCGTCCCAGCGCATCTGCTTCTGCACCACGTAGACGGTCATATCCACTCCCTGAGCTGGTCGCCGGTGATCTTGGACGCCACGTCCAGGTGGCCGCGCAGCGCCTTGACGATGTGCATGTCGACTGTGTCGTTCGCGATGAGGTCTATGATGTTGACCGAGTGCTCCTGGCCGATGCGGTGAGGCCTGTCCTCGGACTGCAGCCGGTGCACCAGGTTGAAGCTGTTGGAGTAGTAGAGCACCGTGCGCGCGGCGGTCAGCGTGAGGCCGGAGCCGCCCTTGGCAGCGTTGCCGACAAACCACTGCGCGTCACCGCGCTGGAACTCGTTCTTGCTCCGCTCCGCCTCGTCGTCGCTGACCGACCCGTCGTACCTCACTGCCCTCTTGCCCAGGGCGTCCATGAGCTGGTTGATGTCGTGGCGGAACCGGCACCAGATGATCGCCTTGTGGCCGAGCGGCTCCAGGACCTCCATGGCCGCGTCGAGGCGTGGGTTCTTGTCGCCGATCATGTGGACCGGCTCGTCGACAGAGGTCTGCGCGTAGCCGCAGGTGATCTGCTGCAGGCGCAGGAGCCGCACGATGGCCAGGGCGCCGTCGATCTCCGCGCCGCTGTCCAGCTCCAGGAGGTACTCGTCGCGCAGTGTGTCGTAGGCCCGCCGCTGCTCCGGCGTCAGGTCGAAGTACCGCTTGCTGTACAGCTTCGGCGGCAGGTCCAGGACCTGGTCCTTGGTCACGCGGTCGGAGATCTTGGCCAGCAGAGCATTCAGCTCGTCCAGGTTGCGGTAGTACAGCAGCAGGTCGTAGCCGGGGTCGTACCCGTACTCCGTCCGGGTCTGCTCGCGCGTCCGCCACACGCCGAAGTGCTGCTTGAACGCGGCGTAGGAGCCGAGGCCGTGCCGCGTCCAGAAGCCCTCGTCCAGGAACTTGACCTGGCTGTAGATGTCAAAGGGGCCGATGCTGATCGGAGTGCCTGTGGCGATGCGCCGATATTGGGCGTACTTCCCACTGGCGACAATGGACTTGGTGCGCTTGGCCCGAGGCGTCTTGATGCTGTGCGCCTCGTCTAGGGTGTACAGACAGCGGCGCCGGCTCAGGACCCGCCACGCAAACTTCTTGCCAGCCTCGGTCATGAAGCCATCGTAGCTGATGGCGAACACCAGCAGGCCGTCGTGCCTCAGCGCCTGCTCCGCCGCCTGCTTGTGGGAGATCGTCTTGCTCCTCTGCGTCTGCCAGTAGAAGCAGAGGGTCCGGCGCTGCACCCGGTCCGGCATGTGCACCGGTATCTCGTCGTTGATCCAGTTGCGGTGCACGCCATTGGGTGCGACCACCACGAGGGCGTCTATCCGGCCGGCCTCGAACAGGGCGCATGCAGTGTCTATGATAGGCTTGGTCTTGCCGGTACCCTGCTCCCAGAGCAGGCCCCAGGATGGCTGGCTCCACCGCTCCTCTAGGTGGCGTCGCTGGTGCTCGAACGGAGTGGTCTTCGGCTTGTAGTCGAGGGACACGCTGTGCGCTCCTTTTCTTCCCGCAAAAGAAATGCCCCAGCGCGGAGGCTGGGGCAATCAGGGAAGATGGAGCTGAGTGTGGTGTCTAGAACTCCGGGTTGCGGCGGTCGTGCCAGCCGGCGATCATCGACCACGTGCCCTGGCTCACCCATAGGCCAGTGCGGCCCCGACGGAAGAACACGTCACCGGTCGTCGTCTTGACGCGGCGGAGGCTCTTGGAGACCTGCTCAATCCGGCCGGCTGGGTAGTAGTCACCGTTGAAGCCTCGGCTCACCATGTCGCCGACGACCGGGGCCTTGATCACGTCGTATCGCGGGTGTACGTGGTCGCCCGCGTCCGTCGCGATGTGCAGCTCGCCGGTCGCCTCCGTGGCCTGGGCCGCGTAGGTCTCGGCGTCCGCGTAGGTGTGGATGCTGTTGCGAGTGACGTAGGGCGTGAGCGAGCTGGCCGGCGGCAGCTCCTGGCTCCCGATGACCTTGCCCTGGTCGTTGATGAGAAGGTACAGCATGGTGGTGCTCCTTTTCTGTGGTGCACTCATTCTCGCACATCGCACGCCAGAGGGCAAGCGGTATCTTGAGACATTCGTTAAGTCGTTCCGAGAATGGTTAAGTCGGACGAGGTCGTGCGGCCTAACCCCTTGGCCCAGCAGGGATAGTTCGACCTTTTAGACTTATAGACTAGAAATAAGAGTAGGGGTAGAGGGCCGGAGCCGCCCCTCCCCTGGGCCCAGGGCCTAGCGAACCGTCGACCAGTCCCGAAGTCGGAAAGGTCGGACGATCTAGGAATTTCCCTTCTGGGCCCAGGGGTTGCAGCGCACGACCTATCGTCCGACCTAGGCCAGCTCGAAGTGCGGGCCGTCCTGGAAGGCCCGGCGCCCGGCGCGGAGCCGCTCCTCGGTGTAGGCTCGCACCAGCTCCTCCGGCTCGCTCTTGGAGCCGTTCAGGAGCCCCCAGCACCCGCCCCAGCGGATGCCCACCCCTAGCTCCTCGGCCGCCCGGCGGACCGCCCCGGCGATCTGGAAGATCGGCGGCCACTCCCACCGCAGCTTGCCGTTCACGTAGGGGACGAGGTCCACCGCGTGGCCCCAGCCGTCGGCCTGCTCCAGATGGCGCGAGTTCATGGTCTGGGAGACACCCCGGCGCACATACTCGGCCTGCTCCTCTGCTGTCCGCAGCCCGTCGTGCACCGCGAAGTCGACCGGTGTCAGCTGGATGGCCCGCTCGACCACTCGGACAAGATCCGGGTGGACGCCCCTCAGCTCGGCGCGGCTCCTTGATCCGAGGATGAAGCTCATGCTCTCCACTTTCCCTTCCAGACCGTGATGATGGCCCGCTTGCCATTCTTGTACGTGACGATGTGGCTGTGGGACCAGGACGAGGGGCCACGGTTGTAGCCCTGGTCCAGGCTGCCCGTGACGCCAGACGTGTAGACGCCGTCGTGGATGCTGGCCGAGTGCTCGTGGCCCCGGTTCAGCTTGCGCCCCATGCGCGAGAGGTTGCTGGCCGAGCCGCGCGCCCCGTTCGGCCCAAGGTGGCCGTGCATGCCGCACTCGATGCCGCCGGCCGCGTCCTTGCAGATGACGAAGCTCTCATCCTCGTCCAGGAAGCGGATGCCAGCCCGCTTGCCGAGGATCCGCTCGACCGCCCAGCGCAGCATGTGCGGCTGCCGCGAGGGGTCGGCGGCGATGGACTTGTAGGCGTGGAGCTGCGCCTCCAGGAAGTAGACAGCGTTCACCGGGTCGCTGCGGTAGTCTCCGATGCGGAGCCACTCCATGAGGAAATTGTCATGGTTGCTGTCGACCACGACCGTCTGACAGAAGTCGCGGGAGGTCTGCTCCAGGAAGGTGGCGACGCCCCGGATCTCCTCCTCGACGCTGTCGTGCCCCTGGCAGAAGGCCTGGAACCGATCGTGGATCAGGTTCTTCTTGGCCGTGTGCCCGTTGCGGGCGCGGAAGTCAAGAATGTCGTGCATGAACTGATAGCGCGGGCGGAGCGTATCCATCATCCCGCCCTCGCCCCATGCGACCTCCGCGATCTCCTGATCGATGGTGGCAGTGTGGATATCGCCCCAGTTGATGCCCTCGACTGAGTGGCCGGCGGTGACCTCTCCTCCCTCTGCCCTGAGGTCGAGATCGTAGATGACACCCCTGCCATCCGCGTTCAGCTGGCGCACCCACCAGCTGCCGGAGCTGTCGACCTCGACCAGCAAGGCGCCGTAGGTGTGGTGGTGCTCGGCCTTGAGGCCGGCCTTCTTCTGGATGTAGTTGATGGCCGTGATGGTGCCGGTGGTGTAGTTGAACTTGGTCGCCTCCATCTTGCCGGAGGCGATTGACTGCATGGCCAGCTTGGCGTGCGGGAAGATGCCGCTCGCACGGCCGGTGTAGGTCTCGAAGCCGCTGAGGGGCCGCTCCGCCGTCGGCAGGATGTTGGCCCGGCCGCACCACACCAGCCCAGGGGCCAGCTCGATGTTGCGGTTGTCGCCAGCCTCGATGTATGGCAGCAGCCGCTCGTCGTACCAGGGCTCGAACTGCTGCGCATGCCGGGTGCCCCGCTTCACTGCGAGGCTGCCATAGGCGTTGGTGTTGTAGCTGTAGGTGCCGACGAGGATCTCGGCCTTGTAGTGGCCGGCCAGCGCCAGGAGGTTCTCCCACGCTCGCTCGTTCACTAGGGTGTTGTTCTGCGCGGAGGTCAGGATGTAGCGGCGGACGCCCCGGCTCGGGGTCTTGCGGCGCTCGTTGGCCCTCGCCTTGACCTTGCCGCCGGCCAGCGGCTTGTCGGCGAGCCCAGGGGTCTTGCGGAGATGGTGCCTTACGCTGGAGCGGTGGATGCCGAGCTCGCGGGCCACGGCTGAGACGTTTCCACCGAGGCGCTGGTACGCCTCGGCCACACTCTCACGCATGCTCATTGACTAGCCTCCGATTGCGGACTTGATGCTGTCCTTGAAGCCCATCCACAGGGCTGCGCACCCGCCGGCTACCAGGATGCCGACGATGGTGCCGACGCTCTTGCGCTTGACGCTGTCGGTGGTCATGCGCCACTCGCGCAGGTGCTGGAAGTCCTTCTGCATCTCGATGGGGTCGTCCGCCTGGATGCCGATGGTCACGAGGGCCTCCTGCACGCTCTCCTTGATGATCGAGCGCAGCTGTGCCTCGGTGAGCTGAACTACCTGCTCAGCCATCACTCGGTCTCCTCCTGGCGGTAGTACTGCAGACGCCACATGGCCTCGCGCACCCAGCGGAGCGTGTCCGCCTGGTTGCGCGCCAGCGTCTCGTAGTCCTGAGGGGTGAGTGCGATCAGCACCCAGCCATCGCCGGCCGGGAGCCGATCAGGGGTTACGATGATCCAGTTGACAGAGGCTGTGTTAATCGGCTCTGGGTTCGGGAGTGGAGGGGTCGCCTCCGGCCTGGGCAGCTCCACTGGGGCAGTCGTTACCTGCAGCTCCCGAGGCGCACTCGAGCAGGCGGAGAGCAGCAGCAGTCCCATCGCTGAGGCGACGCTCCACGAGGCCTGGCCGAGCCGCCGCGAGGCTCCCAAGGTCGTGGTTCGCGAAGAGATCATTGAGCCGCCTCGTCTCGTCTCGAGCGGCCTCGGCTACAGCCTGCATCCGCTCCACACGCTGGACCAACTGCTCCTGGGCTCTGCTCCAGTCGTCTATGGCGCTCGCGGCCCGCTCGATCGCCCTAGCCTGCTCAGAGACCGCTGCCCTCAGAACCTGCTCGTTGGCTCTGAGTACCTGCACATCTCTCAGGAGACTGGTATAGTGCCAGTAGCCGAGACCGATTATAGTGATCAGCCCGAGAGCCGCCAAGGCGATGACGATTGTCTTTATCTTCGAAAATCCGAGAAATGAGAGCATCTACTCCCCCTGCTTCACGGGTGGCAGCTCGGTCTTCTTGGCCGGCTGCTGCACAGTCGCTGAGAACTTCATGTGGCTGACATCCTGCCACGCGGCGCCGAAGACGTAGGAGCCGACTATGCCCAGGAGGCCGAGGATGGACATGGTAACAGCCGCCTCTGCCACCGCGCTGGTCAGGTCTCGGATGAGAGCGTAGCCTATGACAATCATGAGGAACGCCGACACCAGGTACATGAACCTGCGGCGACGGGTCCAGGGGTACTCGCTCATCATGCACCTACACAGAGACGACAAACTGGTGGGACACGAGGAGCTGGCCGGCGCTGTCGTAGCCGCTCCAGTCGACCGTGATCGTGGCCCCGCCGCTGTCTGTTACCTCCATCACACCAAACTGGTTGTCACCGTTGAACTTGCCCTCGCTGTAGGTGCCGCCGCCATAGCTCTTCGGCTCTCCCTGGTCGAGCGGCGAGACCTGAAATGTTGGCAGTGGCTCGCTGCCGGTGGTGACGAAGTCGTGGTTGGTGCCGTCGTCGATCGCGAGGGAGTGCATGTCCGCGGAGATCACACAGACCCGCCCAGGGCAGTTGGCCTGTATGTAGTCGCACAGCTCGGTGCGCTCCGTGGTGAAGCCTCCCCAGTGGTCGGCCCCGGCGGTTGCCACCCCGCCCCACAGCCTCGGGCAGATGAGAACAAACAGCTTGCTCGCGTTGGCGACATCGCTGAGCACGGACTTCACCCACGCCTTCTGCGCGGCCCCGAGCATGGTCTTGGCCGCGTCGTCGGTGCTGCCCTTCGGTGACGCCTCTGACCGCTGGTCCATCACGATGAAGACGCAGCGACCGATCTCGAAGGAATGATAGATGGACCCTGTCGGGCCGGCCTCCTCCAGCGGAAGGTGAGGCACCTGCTCTCGGTAGATCTCGCAGGCAGTGTCTCGCGTCACGGAGGAGCCGTCCGCGTCATTGGCACCGTAGTCGTGGTCGTCCCAGACGTAGACGGTTGGCACCCGCTGATATAGCTCGGCCTGCGTCGGAGAGGCGAGAACCTTCCGGTATGCCTGACGGAAGCGAGAGGCCCTGGCCTCGTCGATGTTCTCATAGTGCATGTCGCCGAGATGGATGAACAGCAGTGGGGCCTGCTCCAGCACGCGAGTGAACGTGTCAGCTCTTGAGCCTGTCCGCGCATCGCCGGCAATGGCGATCTTGAACGAGGATGCCCCGACTGGAAGCGTCTTGAACTGCCCGATGGTGGAGAGCTGCAGCACCGAGTTTATCTCGAGAGCGCAGTAGTGCTGCGTGTTGGCCGCCAGCCCAGAGAGCTCGAAGCGGGCAACTCCGCTCGTGACTGACACTGGCGTAAAGTAGGTCGGAGAGGAGAGGTCCGCGGATGTGCTAACCGCCAGTCGCAGACCGACTGGATAGCGACTGACCCTAGCTGTTACGACAACCCCGCTCAAGTGAGGCCTCCAATCCAGAGGGACTGCAGGGTCGTCACATCAGCGAAGGCGACCAGGTTCAGGGAGATGTCGGCCAGGGTCGCATCCGGCGTCCCTGGCGCCACCACGGTGAGCACGTCACCGGCCACGAAGGTTGCCCCGCCAACCACGGTGAAGGTCGGTGTGGAGGCCGACGCGGCGAAGGAGATGCTGCCGATGCTGACGCCATTCTTCTTGACGTCCAGCGTGGTCAGGGCAGTCGCGGCGGTCTCCGCGTCTCCGACGGAGCCGGAGAGGTTCTCCAGGAACTCCGTGTCTCCCGCGAACACGTGCCGGAGCAGGATCTGGCTCGCGGTGGGAGCGCCGGGAGTGAACGACGGGATGAAGTAGGTCGTCGGCGGGTTGACGTCGCGGAGACCATAGACCAGCACTGTGCCAGTCATTGTGCCGGTCAGCACAGAGAACCGAACACCGGTGATGGCGTCGGTGGAGCCAGTGCCGTTGTACATGCCACCGCAGTGCGTCTGCACGCCCTCCCCAGAGATGTTGGAGAACTGCGTGCTGCACAGCATGCGGTGCTTCTTGCCGGTCGTGTGGGGGTCGAAGATGAGCAGAGTGCCATTCAGGCTCTCACCGGCCGCGTTGCCCATCTGGAAGTTGCCAGAGTTCACACCAGAGAGGGTCCAGCCGGAGGCCGACGGGTTGCCTGTCGGGGCGGTCGTCCCGTCATCGCAGGCAGAGAAGCCGTGCCTGCTGTAGCTGGCGGTCCGCACCACGCCACCGGTTGCTATGCGAGCGATGAGGTCGACGCTGTCGTTGGAGACCTGGACGTTCAGCATCACCAGCATGAGGGCGCGATGGTGGGCATCGCCCAGGGCTGTGATGTCGAAGTCCGAGCCACTCAGCGTATGCTCGCCGAGGAACTCCCACGGGCCAGCTGCTCCGGCGCTCGCCGCCGCGCCGATGTTGATGAGTGCCACCCCGCCGCCGCTGTCGGTGACCTCCACCTGTCCGGTGAGGTTCAGCTTGGTGGCCGTCGCGACAACATCTGAGCCGTCCTGAGCCACCGCCAGGGAGCCGCCACTGCCGCCGCCACCGATGCTCACGATGCCGTCGGTCGTGCCATCAGCGTACACAAACCTGGTCTCGCCGGGGGGGACATCCACAGTGCCAGCGCCGCGCACCACAGTGACGGTGGCCGCGCCTGAGCTGTTGTCGATGCCGAGCAGTCTCTTGACCTGCGGCAGGTTCAGGTTGCGAGCCGCGCCGACGTTGGTGCACTTGACCACCTGCGCCTCGCGCGCCTGGGTGGAAGTGAGAGTGACATCGCCGGCCGTGAAGTCGGCTGTCAGCAGCTCTGTCAGGGCCTTGTCAACCAGCCCCAGAGACTGGTTGATGGTGACCTCCTTCTGGTCCTGGGCTGCGCTGACCTCCGGCAGTGCGAGGTTCGGCGTGGTCATGCTCTCGTCCTCCTAGACGACATACTCCTCCGTGCGGCCTCGGCCGACGGCGCTGCTGATCTGATAGATCCTGGCCACCAGCGGCGGTATGCCATCTCCGATGGTGAGCCGGACGTTGTCGAAGTATACCTCTGGGCTGTCCAGTCCGCTGCCGGCGCGATACCCGCGAAGACGGACCCTGAGACGGCGAGTGCCGAGCGGGATGGTGCCGCTGAGAGTATTCTCGACCCAGGTGGCGTCCGGCGACGGGTTCACCAGTCCGGTGTCGATGCTACTTATAACCACGTTCGCGGCGTCGCGAAACTCGATGGTGGCGCGGGTGTGCTCTGTCTGAGACAGCCGCATCTCGGCGTGGTAGTAGCGGAGCTCGATCGCCGGCCCAGCGTCCAGGTCGTCAGCCGTGTAGTTGTGCGACGTGAGGTCGATGTCCTGGTACGCCTCGGTGATGTCGACGCTCGGCTCAGTCATGCTCAAGAACCACTCGCCGCTCTGCGGGAAGAGGTCCGGCTGACCCGTGTTCGCGGCGCTCTGCACCCGGCTCGGCCAGCCGCCGACGAGCACCCAGCCCGCGTCAGTCTCAAAGTCTCCGTTCACCAGGGGCGCCTGCCCGTCCAGGAAGCCGGCGGCCAGCCACTCCGCCTTGGTGAGGGTGCAGGTCGGGCTGGTGACCTCCTTGGTGGCGACCAGCTGCCCCATGTAGTAGAGCTCGACCTCGTATCGCTCCTCCGTCTCGTTGAGCGGCACAGTGCCGGTGCCGTCGCGCAGCCCGCCGCCGAAGCGGGTGCGGCGCAGCCAGGAGATGGTCAGGTCGCCCGTCACAGCGTCCCGCTCGCTCTCCACCTGGGCGACCGAGTACGGCAGGAGGTCTTGACCTGTGTAGGTCTTGAAGATCGGGGTAGCGTCCTCTAGAGGAGTGCCCAGAGTAGCGGCGCGCAGCTGCGTGGCCACGCCGACCAGCTCCAGCGGCAGCTGGAAGGCCACAATGCTGCCCTCCTCCAGCAGGACGAACTGCTCTGCCAGCCCGTGGCCACGAGAGCACGGCTCGGTGCCCCTTCGACCACGCAGGAGCCGAGACAGCTGTACCGTCGCGGCGTCTATCTGCGTAGCAGTGACGAACTGGATTATCTCTGGGAGACCGTCAGAGCGTATCACTGCGATCGCGTTGGCACCATTGAGGACCTCGGCCTCAGTGGCAGAGGTAAACCGCTCAATGTGCCTTGCAACGCGCAGAGTGATGGTGCTGCTATCGTCCCAGGTGTAGACCGTGCCAGGATCCGGTATGGTGCCGACCACCACGCCCCAGCAGGCCTCCTCTGAGGTCGCACTGATCTCCTCGAACGATCCTCCGAGATCGCGAGAGCGGTAGAGGACGCAGCCGGGCCACGTGCTGTCGTACCCTGCAGCGGCCCAGTAGGCGCGACTGAAGGACCCTATGCTCGCCTCTTGGGCCGTGAGTGTTGGCAGGTCCAGTGCCAACAGCCGCGTGGGCAGCGAGGACGGGATTACCTGCGGGATGTAGCCAAGGGAGCCGGCGCCCTGGAGGTCGCTGTCGTTGGCGCGGGCGTCCTCCTGCGTGGTTCGGAGCGAGAGTGCGAGGTCCGCCCCTACCTCGACGCTGGCTGCCCGGAGCCGGCGGAGGTCACCCCGGTGCTCCATCTCCAGCACGTCGGTCGGGTCCAGGCGGATGTAGCGCCATGGAACCACTGCCTCTATGCTGGCCCGCTCGGCCCAGGAGAGGTACAGCCACCGCTGCGCGAGCTGGCGCATCGGCGTGGCCTGCCCAACGATCGGCAGGTCCAGCGTGACCTCGTTGCGGGAGTGCTGCGAGGGCACGGGCAGGCTCACGCGTCGGTCGGACGCGGTGCCCTGCTGGTAGTCCTGGTCCCTGTCAGAGTAGCGCACGTAGAACCGCTCGGGCAGCTCGATCTCCTGGGTGCGGACCTCCTTGATAGGCTCCGCGTCCGTCTGCAGCCGGCCGACGTACTCTTCCTCGATCGTCATGACCGGGGCGTGGCCGCGCATGACGAACTTCACCTGCCAGTCGCTCTCTGCACCCTCGAACAGATAGCCACGCATAAGCGGCTCAATGGCTGAGCGGAGCGGCGCCTGCCGGGTCACGCTGTAGCCGAGGACCTCATGGCCGATCAGATCGGTGACATCGAACTCGCTGTCCGCGAGGCCGGCGCGACGTGACAGGTCGGCCACGATGTCGGCGAGGTCCGCCCCCTGCCCGTTAGCCCGTCCCAGCAGGACGCGGACAACTCGCTCGGAGCTGGGGGATGGCGTGCTGTCCGGGTGCACTCTGGAGATGATGATGGAGTGATTGCGCGGATCGTAGGCGCCGCTGTTGTAGTTGTTCAGCTTGCCGTCCGGGAAGTTGCACAGGGCGAGCGACTGCGTCTCGATGACCTGGAGCGTCTCGGTGTCGATGGTGTAGATGTCGGTGCTGACGCTGCTGCCACGGTTGAAGGCGAAGATGCCAGTAGTTGTCCAGCCGTCCTCGTACTGGTGCCCGACGGTGAGGTTCTGCGCCAGCACCACACCGGTCTCCATGTCGACCTTGATCATGGAGCTGTCGTTGGAGAGGATGAGGGCCTGCTCGTCGGGCAGCACCACCCAGCCACGAATGTCACTGGTGCCAGCGAGGTCCACCCCGCCCTTGGTGTAGCTCGCCACCAGCCGCACCACGGGCGGAGTGACCGCCGGTCCGAACTGCCCAACGACGATCGTCGACACGACCTCGTACAGGTCAAGCTGTGTGTTGCTCTCCTGGCAGACGAATAGACGTCGATTGAAGTGATCCTGAATTACCACCCCGCCGCGCCCTATGTCGTATCCTGAGATATAATTGTCCTGGACGAGCTGACCTGTTGCGACATCCCTGTAGATTACGACAAAGCCACCGTCACCGAGTACAGAGTTTCCTGAAACCACCCAGACTGGCACCAAGTCGATACCGATCTCTGGTGCTCCAACCGCTAGAACACCCTGCCAGCAGCCGTTGGGAAACTGCAGATAGCCACCCCAACTTCCGATGGAGCTATCAACACCAATGGAGAAACCAGTTGGCTCCATTGAGACAGGGTCTATCTCGACGAACGGTTCGAAGTTGGAGGAGCCTGTCTGAATGTAGATCTTGTTGTTCATGCAGAACCGGGCGCCGTAGTCGTTGAGCCCGCTTGCGCCGCTGTAGACCTGCATGCTCATGGCGGCGACCGAGGAGCGAGAGGCACCGGTCTTGAACATATACAGGTCATCTGTGAACGGGTCCAGGTACATGTGGCTATTGCTATCTGCGCCATTTGCAGAGCCGGGAATATTCGCGCCAGGGAGCAGCGTCATGGGAGTATACGGAGCGAGCTGCTCCGCCGCCATGGTCAACTCTACTGTAACGTTCGGGATGCGGTTGCCGAAGTCAGCCAGCGGCCACCGCTCCGCCACCATGTAGCAGAGACCACGGTGTGCCGGCACGTTGCCCTCACCCTCGCTCGCCTCGATGAGTGGGTCTGGCAGCTGCGTCTCCGTTCCCCTATAGAACCTGAACTTCAATCCCCCGACCTCTGGACTTCCACCGGTCTTGTCATATACCAGCTTGCCATCAGCCCACATGCGCAGGATGGTGTCCGCCACGCCCTCTCCGAAGGCGATCGCGAAGGACGCGAAGTAGGTATAGGTGGTTGTCGTCACCTTGCCACCACCACCCTTCCCGCCAGCCTTCTGCCTGGAGGTATTGGTGACCTCCTCGATGGGTGGCCCCCAGATCACATTGCCACCCGTTCGCACGGTGCCATAGTGCAGTGGGATGGTCTGGCCATAGGCAGAGGATGTAACACTGAGATCGTTGAGACGCGGCCCCTCGACATCCTGCCCCTTCGGGGGGAACAGGAAGTTGAGCAGCAGCCCGACGCCAATGTTGACGGCGGCAGAGACGACCAGCTGGGCCATGCTACGCGGTCTCCCGGTAGCGGAACACCATGAGCAGGCGGCTCATGCGCTCCTCGGTGAGCGGCTCACGGACAACCTTGCGCGCCGGGGCGTACGAGTGGATGACGAAGAGCCGACCCTCCTCGTCTCGCTCGAGGATGCCGACGTGGCACGGATGTGACGGCTCCCGGAACACCCCCACCATGCCATGACCCAGCTCCCCCTTGGGCACCCGGTCCATCTTCCCCCTCAGCTCCCGCAGGAACTCCTGCGGGTTGGGCCGGCGAGAGTAGTTGGCCGTGTCATAGTCGCTGATGCCCAGGGAGTGTGCAACCTTGATGATCAGCCCAGCGCAGTCGAGGCCGAAGCGGTCGCGCCCAAGGTGCTTGTAGGGCGTCCCGATCCAGGTCTTCGCCTCCTTGACAGCAAGGTCCTCGAGCGTGCTCATGCCTTGGCATCCGGGTAGCTGAAGAGACGGTCCTGCCCAGGGATGTAGGGCTCGCCTCGGAAGTTTACAATATTGTTGAATATCGTCTTGCAGTCCTCGATGGCGCGCTTGGAGCATCCTCGATAGACACGACCGGTGTCGCCGACCTGGATGTCGAGCGGCATGTCCAGGAACAGCTCGATGCTCTGCTCTATCACCACGCCATTGTCGGCGACGAAGTCGCGAACCTCCATGGCCCGGCCTGCGTTGGCACCGGTCTCCCAGACGACCACGCCACCGTTCAGGCTGTCCTCCGGGAAGTGATCACGGCCAGGGATGGTGCCACCGGAGCTGGGGGTTAGCTCGGTGACAGTGAACATCTTGCGGGCGTCCGCGCCGACGGCCACCACGGTGAAGGTGTGGCTCCAGGCCAGCTCAGCCTTGAACACTGCAGTGTCGTCGGTGGTCGTCGCCCCGACGGCAGTGTTGTATGCTGGCTCCGCGACCGCAGTGGTGCCGGCCGTGGTGCAGCGGAACACCCGGCCCACCCCGGCCAGACGCACGTAGTCGCCCACAGCATAGGCCGTGCTGCGCGCCACCAGGTTCGGCCAGATGGGGATCTTGCAGCGGTGGTCGCCGAGGTCGGCGCGGCACTCCGTCGTGTACAGCTCCCCGCTCCGCCGGCTGTAGGCCTGCGTGAGGCCTCGCAGCTCAGCCTGGAACCAGCCGTTGGGGGTGATGGTTACCTCGCCCAGCCAGCCTCGGCGCATCTTGAGCACGCCCTGCGTGAGGTCGGACCAGTTGACAATGAAGACCTCGATGCGCGCGTAGTCGAACAGGCCGCGCCGCAGCGCCAGCTCGTCGATCTTCTCGCTCGACAGCACCCCGGTCAGGTCCAGGTTGTCTACGGCGAGCGTGTCGTCGTTCTTGATGGCCGAGCGGTTGTAGGAGGACGAGGCCTCGTAGGTCTGAGGCCCGTCCCCATCCGCGAGGTCCACCACAAGGTCCCTGTCGTGGTCGGTGAAGTAGAAGCTCACACCGTCCGTGCGCGTGACGCGCCAGCAGGTGGCCAGCGTCGTGACCTCCTGCTGCAGGTGGGCGTTCAGGCCGGCGCTGGCGTCCTTCATACACGGATCTCCACGAGAGGGATGGCCGGGATCTGACCAGCCTGCGCCGTCTGCACGGTGATCTTCAGGTGGTCGTCGTCGAAGCGCACCGGCACGTCGAACTCGCACGCGACCTGCACCACGACCTCCCCTCCGGGGCCGGAGCCGCCCGTCGCGGCCGGCGCCACGTCGAAGGTGACGAGGCCGGTGTTCACGTCGACGCTGTAGCCGGCGAGCTGCACCACGCTGTCCAGCAACACTGAGACGGTGCCACTCACCAGCTTCTTGATGACCCTGTCGTAGCTCACTCCGCCCGAGGAGTATCGCTTGAAGACCTGGAACTGCGTAGTCGCGCCGTCGCCCAGGCCGATGAGCTGGTGGCCGCCCAGCGGGTCGGAGGGTTCGCCGATCTCGAAGTCGGACCAGTCCTTGAAACGGAAGCCGTGAGCTCGGCCAGAGCGAGCGTAGAAGAAGTCGCGCACCGCGTGGATGTAGGTGTCCAGCTCATTGTCGCGCAGCGACATCAGGCCGTAGGAGATGTCCCACTCGCCCTTCACCTGCTCCCAGTCGATGTTGCGCTGCTCGAAGCCAGAGGCCAGCTGGAGGACGGTGGTCTTGAAGCGAGGGCCGCCGACGGCGCCACGCTCCACGTCGGAGGGAAGCCTTACCTCGTGGAACGCCATCAGTTGTTCCTCGAGTTGGCCCGCTGCAGCGCCGCGCTGGTGCGGGCAAGTATCTGGCCCTGAGACCGACGGAAGCTCTCGGCATCCGGGGTCGTGATATTGAAGTTCACCTGCACCGGTCGCGCTCCACTCTCTCCGGGGCGATTGATGGTCACATTCTCGCCATCGCGCGCACGGAAGGCAATCAAACGGTTGTCGATGCCAGGGACGTTGCCGACGGAAGTGTCAGGCCCCACAGTGAAGCTGCCGCCATCCTTGAAGCCTAGGAGGCTGGTCACGAGACCGCCGATGCCTCCGCCACCCCCACCCCCGCCGAGGATGCTGCCAAGGCCGCCGAGTGGGCCGCCGGAGCCGAAGGCAGCCGAGAACAGCTGCTGGGTGCCCAGGCGGAGGAAGTTGTTGGCCAGCGAGCGGAAGAAGTCGTCGGCCTGGAACTTGCCGGTCTCAAAGAAGTTCACCACCGCGTCCTGGGCATTGGCAAAGGCGTCGGTGATGAGACGCTCCGAGGAGCTGGCAAAGTCCTCCATCTGCGACTGCGCGCGGAGGAAGCCACGCTCCAGGCCGGAGGCGACGTCGGTGTTCTGGTCCAGCATGGCGATGCGGGCGTCGCGCATCGCACGGTTGAACTGCTCCTGCGAGATCGCGCCGCGCGCCAGCAGCCGCTCCAGCGTGGCGATGTTGTTGGCGTAGTCCTCCGCCGGGCCGTTGATGTCCTGGAGCAGCTGCTCCTCCTCGCGCAGGAGCTGGTTGCGCTGCAGCAGCGCCTCCAGGTTGGCCTCCTCCACGGCGGTCAGCTCCCGGCCGAGCTGCGCCTCGGTCTGCAGGATGACGCCCCGGACCTCCCGCTCACGGCTGGTCAGCTGCAGCAGCTGGTGCTCCAGCTCCAGGTCGGCGATGAGCTCCCTCAGTATGTCGCGCTGCTTCTCCGACTTCTTGATCGCGTCCTCGTCCATGGTCGCGATGACGTTGCGCTCACCCGCCTGGCCCAGCTGCTGGCGAGCCAGCGCCTCCTCGGCGGCGGTCAGCTGCTCCTGGGCAATCCGCTCCTGGGCCAGCTGCTCGGCTCGGCTGATCACCCGGTTGACGGTGTCAGTGACGGCGGTCTGGTTGAAGCCCTCCAGGAAGCCGTCCTTCACGGCCTCGCCAAGTCGGGCCGCCCCGCCGGCCGCGCTGCTCTCGACCCGGCCCAGGGTGACCGCGCCGATGCTGCCCAGGCCGGTGAACTCTGTCACCGCGTTGATGGCGCTGATGATCTTGTTGATGCCGGTCTCAACCAGGCTGATGGCGCCGTTCAGCGCGCGGCTGAAGATGTCGCGGAAGGCGTCCGGCAGGTTGTCCCAGACCGCCACGATGGCGCGGAAGGCGCCGACGTAGAGGCCGATGTAGCGGTCGATGACCCACGCGGCCCCGCGCAGCAGGCCGGCGACCGACAGGTCCATGTCGCCGAAGAAGTCACCTGCGTAGGAGCTGATGAGCGCGAAGCCCTCGCTGAAGAACGACACGAGGCTGCTGACCGCCGCGCTGAGCTCCTCGAATACCGCTGCGCCGAGGTCCTGCAGGTTGGCGAGGCTGTCCGTGGACAGCATGATGCGATCGGAGAAGGTGATGAGCAGCGAGGCGACCGTGGTCAGCGCCACCGCGATCGCGCCGATCGGGTTGGCCACCATGGCCGCCGTCAGCGCCTGCACCGCAGTGATGGCCGCCCCCACCGCACGCGCGGCGAACACCGTGCCGACCACGATGGCGGCCGCAGCGAAGGCCCGCGCCAGCGTGTCAACGTTGTCGGCGATGAACAGGATCGCCCGAGCGAGCACACCGGCGATGCCAGTGGCACGGTCGAAGGAGCCGAGCAGCTCGATGACGTTGTTGCGCAGGACGGTGAACGCCTGCCCGATCGTCGGCACGGTCTTGGCGAACTGGTCGCCCAGCTCGCCCCTCGCCTCCCGGAACGCCGTGAGGATGGTGTCGGCCGTGATGAGGCCGTCGGCGCCCATCTGGCGCAGCTCACCACGGGTGACGCCCAGGGACTTGGCGATGACGTCGGCGACCGCCGGCAGCTGCTCCAGGACCGACCGCAGCTCGTCGCCGCGCAGCGTGCCCGAGGCCATGCCCTGGGCCAGCTGGATCATGCCCGCCTGGGCCTCCGCCGCCGAGGCACCGGACAGGATGATGGCCTGGTTGAGGCTCTCAGTGAAGTTGAGAACCTCCTGCTGGCTGACACCAAGGTCCTTGGCGGCCAGTGCGACGCGGTTGAAGATCTCCGCCGTGCCCTCAAATGAGACGCGCGTTCGGTTCGCGATGTCGAACAGCTCGGCCGTGACGACGTTCAGCTGCGCGGTCCCGTTGGTGACCAGCCGCATCCGGTTCTGCAGGTTGGTGAACGTGTCCAGCAGGCTGACCAGCTGCTGCACCGCAGCCGCGCCGCCGAGGGCAAGCAGGGCGCGGTGGAGGAGCGACACCGCGCCCTGCGCCCTCTGAGCCCCGCTCCCGATGTCCTCGATGTTTCGACGGACGGTTCGGGCGCCACGCTCAGTGACGACAATGTCAATACGCTCAGTGGCCATCTACCGCTCCAGCACCCGCGCCTTGCTCGCGGCGACCGTCCCGCGCTGGACAGCCTTCTCCACGAAGCCTGCCGGCGCCTGGGCCGAGTGTCCCTCGTTCAGCCTTCCAATATACGGGAGATTGTTTGAGATGTATACCTCTTGACCGGTCTGTCGTCCGGAGATGACAGTGTTGTTGATGGCGACCTGCCGGCTGCCCGAGGGGTCGGTGTCCTCGGTGGTCGTGGTGAACGGGGCGCCCAGGGAGGCGACCCAGTTGGCTCGGGCTCGGCCCGTGTCAACAGGCGTTGAGACGATGACAGCCTGCGAGACGGCGAGGGCGACCTGCCGGACGGTCCGGCTGGCGCCCTCCTCCACCTGCCGACCTCGGCGTCGGATGCGGCGAGCGAAGTCAGCTAGGCTTGGCACCCTTCCCTCCCCGCCGGCTCTCTGCCTCGGCCTCCCGGTGCTGATGGTACTGCTCGTCCATCTCCCGGATGTAGTAGTGCATGTCCTCCCGCTGGTCGTCGCTTACGCCCAGGCGGTCGCAGTACTCGTCGATCGCCGTCCAGGGGATGTAGCCGTCACCCCAGCCCCCACGACACGTATGCAGATCGAAGAACGCCCCGTAGTAGAGCTCGAGCCCCATCTCCAGCTGCGGGGCGTTCCTGATCCTCTCCGGCAGTGGCATGCGCTCCCGCATGCACTGCTGTATGATGCGACGCTCGACCGGTCCTTGCTCCAGCGTATAGAGAAGGACCGCCCTCAGTTTCCCGCGTCGTTCTCCCGCACGGTCTGCCGGAACAGCGCAGCCTTGCTGGCCTGCTCCTGCAGGTCGGTGAACAGGTCGGGCAGGTTCTTGAACGTCTCAAGCACATTCGCCACGCTGAACTCCATGACGGAGCCGTCGGGCGCCTCGATGCCCTGGACCCAGTCCTCGCCCTGCCGGACCTCCCAGTTGAGAATGACCGCCTCGGCGTAGGTCTCGCGCAGCAGCTGCAGGCCCCGCTCATTGTCCATCATCTCGGTCTGGATGGCGCGCTTGAACGGCTTGGTCTTGGCCTCCAGCACCTGGGCGAAGCGGCGGTTGCCGCCGCCGGCCCGAGCCAGCGTGACGCGGAAGTCACCATAGTCGACGACGATCCCAGCCTTCTCCAGGTTGGGATCGGTCTTGAACAGCTTGTACATTGACATTGAGCGTTGCTCCTCAGCGTTGCTCGGTTGAAGTGGAGGGGCGGCCGGTTGGCCGCCCGCCCCTTAGCCTGCCAGGTCGGGCAGGTAGTCGAAGAACACCCACATCGCAGTGTAGTCGAGGTCCGGGTCGATCTTGGCAGCGGTCGCCGCGTCCATCGACAGCGGGAGCTGGATGGCCTGGTCCTGCTGGACGTTCAGCCGGCCGTCGCCCAGGGCGACCAGCGGGATGTCGATGACCATGCCGGAGTTGGCCTTCACCAGCGCCATGTCGATGGTGACGTCCGCGTTCTCGCGAACCGCCTTGACGGCGGCGATGTCCGAGAAGTAGGCCGTCACGTTGCCGCCGACCTGGAAGGTGCCAGCGGTGACGTCGAAGGCGCCGAGAACCGCCACTGCCTTGTTGGGAGTGAGGTTGTTGTTGATGGTGATCGTCAGCTCCGTGAGGAAGGCGAACAGCGCCACCGGGGCCTCGTCGGCCTCCACCTTGGACATCTTCAGGCGGACGAAGTCGCTCGACGTGTTGAAGGCGTCGGCCTCGACGATCGCTGGCCGGCTGCCAGCCTTGAGGCCCTCAGCTGCCTCGCGCTGCTCGTTGTCCGTGGCCATGAAGGACACGTCCAGGGTCAGCTTGTTGGCCTGCGGCACGTTGATCGAGATCTCGCTGGGCACCGCTCCGACCAGGTACTCGGCCTGGATCTGATTGGGCAGCGAGGTCTCAGGGGCGCCGAGGGTCCGCTCGATGTTGTAGGACCGGCGGATGACGTCGGACCCGAGCTCGTTCTTGAGCACCCGGCCGAAGTACAGGCGGATGGTCTTGCCAGCGCCCGCGTCGGTCGTCATCGCCAGGGCCGACTTGTCAAACTCGATGCGGTTGGCGGCGATCGAGCGGATCCGCTTCAGGCCGTTGTTCTCGGTCTCGTCGAACGCCTCAGCGGCGAGGTCGCCACCGACGAAGACCCACTCGCCGGGGATCAGGCCCAGGGTGGTAAAGTCCAGGGCGACCGACACCAGCGCGGGGAAGCTGCCCGAGGCGTCGATCGAGAGGTCGCCCGAGGCGCCCTGGTGGCCGATCACGACCAGCTTGGCGCCCGCCGGGCCGACCTCGTCCGTCAGCGCCGTGCCGACGGCGACGAGGTTGCCAGTGACAGCCGAGACCAGGTGGATGCCGTTGTTCGCCTCCGTGGCGAAGCCGGTCGAGCGGACCAGCGAGTTGGCCTTGAACTTGGACGGGTCAGAGACCTCGAAGCTGTCGTCGACGGCGGTCACACCGGCGACAGAGGCCAGCGTGTGCGTGCCGGTGCCCGCGTCGGTGATGTCAATCGCGGTGCCAGCGATCGCGTTGGCGTACGAGGTCGCCAGCTTGATGTTGTCGTCGTCGACCACGATCGGCCAGTAGTCCGTCGCAGCGGCGAGGCCGGCGGGCAGCGTGGTCGTGCTGGAGGCCTGCAGCGGCCCCTGCCCCGTCTTGAGGCCGTGGCTGGTGATGGCCAGCTGGTCAGTGGCCGGGGTCGCGACGAAGTTCTTGCTGAAGGTGAAGTACTCCATCTCGCCCTTGCGGCGGAGGGAGGCGAAGAAGAAGCCCTGCAGGATGTCCTGCATGTTCTCCTGGGTGAGGTCCGAGTTGAACCCACCGCTCGCGTCGAGGTCGGTGACGACGCCCTTCTTGCGCTGGCGGGAGGGGTTGATCGGGTTGCGAGCGACCGTGGTGATCTGGCCGCCGAAGTCGTTGTAGCTGTTCGGCTCCAGCGGCTTCCACACAGGGGAGGCCGGGAGCACACCGAGGCTCACCTCCTCGGCGTAGCGGAGGCCGGTTACGTTGCTGTCAATCTTGTTGGCCTTGGCCATCGTCTGTCTCCTTGCGCAATCGGCCTCGCGCCGCCCTGCGAGGACGGCATCGACGCGCCATCTTACCTGTCGTGTCTCTCATGGGCAACCCTGGAGAGGGGCCGGAAGAGAGACTTGGAGAGGCTACCGCCGCTCGTCGTACTGGAACTCCGCCACCACGTTCATCTGGTACCAGGGGTCGCTCCGGCCGACGTGCACGATCCGGACGTTCCTGAACCACACCCCGCTGGGCGTAGCCGCTCCCTGGAAGGCGTCCCGTGCGACCTTGCACAGCCTCAGCGCGCGGACCTTGCCCTCGTCCTGCGGCACGAAGACCTGGATCATGACAATGCCGGTGGAGGTCCAGAGCCGGGTGCCCGGCTCGCCGAGGGTATGGCCGCCCTCGCCGTTGTGCTGCACCGTCGCACGCACCCAGCACTCGGAGCCGGAGGCCGGCGGGGCCAGCTTGACAACGTTGTCATACTCGACGCGGGGCGCCGTGAGCAGCCCGGCGGCGTCCGGGCCGTCGGCGTCCCACCGCGCCTTGAAGGCGTCGAGGATCTCGTTCTCAGCCTGCTCAGGGGTCGCGGTCATGGCTCACCGACGGATCTGCAGGGTGTAAAGGATGCTGGTCTCACCGGGCCGCAGGACCTCGACGCTCACGACCGTCCACTCGTCGGAGCCGTCGCGCTCGAACACCAGGTCCCTGGGCGCCGGCTCGATGACCAGCTCCGAGGCCGCGACCAGCACCCGCTTGTCGCCGCGCTTGATCAGCTCGCCGTCGATGTTCTTCTTGTGGTAGTCCAGCACCACCCCGTACATCTGGTGGTCGTGCACCCCGCCCCGGTCCACTGCCCAGGGGCGAGCAGGGTCGGAGGGCACCGCGTCCTCGCGACGGCGCAGGATGAGCGGCCGGCCCTTCTTGGCGATGAGCCGGGCGGCGAGATCGCTCGCGTTGGTGTACTCGTCCTCCGGCACGGTAAGAGAGACGATGATGGACCAGCTCAGCTCCACCGTCGCGGTGACGTAGGTGTTGATCGGCCAGCTGATCTCCTGCTCCGCCTGGGCGTAGCCGTCGATGCGCCAGCTGATGGGCTGACTGTCGCTGACATGCTCCAGGATCTGCCAGGACATCTGGAAGGCGTCCTCGGCGGAGAGCGTGACGAAGTCCTCGATCTGCCAGCTGATCGGCAGGCTGTCCTCGACGTAGTCGTTGATGCCCCAGCGGATCAGCAGGCTGTCCGTCACAAACATCGTGTTGAAGATCTGCCAGCTGATGTCGAGGCTGTCCGTTACCTCGCTGAGGATCTGCCAGCTGATCGGCAGGCTGTCCTCGACGATGCTGGTGATCTGCCAGCTGAAGGAAAGGCTGTCGCTGACCAGCAAGTTGTCGCCGCCGGCCTCGTCCCAGGCCAGGAAGCCAGTCGGCGCGGCGCTGGCGAAGAGGTCGCTGCTGAAGGCGCCAGTGATCTGCGCGGCGGCACCAGTGCTCTGCAGCCAGTAGGACGGGAACAGCGGAGCGGCGGGCGCCGTGAAGCCTCCGGTGCCTGCGACCGGGTCACCCCCACCCTGCCACACCCCGTTCTTGGAGAACCAGACCTTGCCGTTGGTTACGTCGACGGCCACGCCGACAACGTCGCCAGCGACGTAGCCGGTGCCAAGCGCACCGCCGCCAGGGTAGGACGCACCGTTGTAGCTGTAGTACGTGAACTGGTTGCCGCTGCTGTAGTTGAGGTCCCAGCTCGCGTTGGCCACGCCGATGCCGGAGTACGGAGCATCCAGAGTGACCTCGAAGTACCACTTACCGGAGGTCTTGCTCTTGGTCGCCCGGCCACCCTTCAGGTTGCAGGGGTCGACGTGGCTAGCGATGGAGGCCGTGAGCCCAGAGGCGTCGAGCACGATGGCCGAGCACTTGTCGGTGACGCTCCAGTAGCTCTCGCTGCCGTTGAGGATGCGCCAGCTGATGTCGAGCGTCTTCTCGACGTAGCCGCCGACACCCCACTCGATGTCCAGGAAGTCCTCGACGAAGCTCGGGCCGGTGGCAGCGTCGTTCCACGCCGTGAAGCCAGTCGGCAAGGTGTGGGCGAACGCGGTGGCACCGAAGTTGGCAGTGTAGCTGCCGGCGGACTGCAGCCAGTAGCACGGGAAGACCTCACCAGCAGGTATGGCCTTGCCACCAGTGCCAGCAACCGGGTCTCCGCCGCCCTGCCACACGCCGTTCTTGGCGAACCAGATGAGGCCGGCGTCGACGTCGACAGCGATGCTGACCACATCCGGGTTGGCGTAGGCCGCGCCGAAGGAGGCAGCGGTTGGGTAGAGGACGCCGCTGTTGCTGTAGTAGGTTATCTGGTCGGAGCCGCTGAAGTCTAGGTTCCAGGTGGAGAGGGCCACACCAATACCACCGTATTGGTTGTTCATTGTGGCCTCGTAGTACCACTTGCCAGCGGTCTTGCCGAAGGTGCCCCGACCGCCCTTCAGGTCGCAGGCGCCGCCGCCATGCGCGACAGTGAGGTCGCCATTGCTCAGGACATGGGAGGAGCACTTATCAGTGGGGTGCCAGGTGGTCACCGGAGTGGCTTACGGGGCGGTCTCGCCCCGCACTCCCAGGGAGCCAGCGTCCAGGGCGTTGACCGCCGCGCCAGCATTGACCGTGCGTCGGATCCAGACAGCCCGCCCCTGCCCAGGGGCGAGGTCGCCCAGGGCGAGGCCGGCGCCCACCGTGGTGGGGCGGGTGAAGGTGACGCCGACAGGGGGCGTGCTCTCATTGGCGATGACAGCCGCGTCGGCGCCTGCCGCCGCCGGGTCAACGCCGATGTCGATCTCAGTGTCAGCCGCGGAGGTCAGGCCATCGATCCAGACGACCGTGCTCTGCAGTGTGAGGGTGGCGTGCGCGTTATGCACGAAGATGCAGCGGTACTCCACGTCACCGTCGACCGCCTCCTGGGCACCGACGTTGTCGAAGACATTCTGGAGACCAGCCGCGACCTGGGTGTTGGACTTCGCGCCGCCGAGGCTGGCGTTTGGGTCCGTGTTGGCCGCGCCGCCGGAGAGGCGGAATTGGATGTCAGCAGCGGTGATGGGCATCTCTCTTCTCCTAGGCTCGAACGACGGTCCCAGTGGACGTGATGAAGTCCGCCATGAGGCGGTCGGCCGCCGGTATCTCCCTGATCACCTGCGCCGTCTGGGCCTCAGCATACTCGATCTCCTCCTCTAGGACATCAACCTTCTCTCGGTGACGCCTGACCCGGAGACCGCGATCGTCGACCTCTGGCTCCAGGAAGAGACTGACTGTCAGGGCCTTTAGAGCGTACTCAGAGACCGCCGCCTTCAGGCGATCAGGCACTCCGGTGACCAGCACCCCGTCGCGGGTGTAGAGGCACAGCCGAGGGAAGCTCAGCACCTGCGTCTCGTGCTCGCGCCGACCCTTGAACCGGCCGCCGAACCGCTGCTCGATGTAGTCCGTCGCCTTGATGAGGGCCGCCTCCTTGGCCGCCTGCGTGGACGAGGCCCAGGAGGAGTTGGCGCGGTCGGCGTGGTAGGTGTCAGCGAATGCGACATCGCAGAGGCTGTTGGCCCCTGCCACCCCGGTCCCGTCCTCGACAGTGAACGCCATGGCCCCGCCCCTTACGCGAACGTGCCCTGGGCAATCGCCGAGGGCCGGTTCCACTCATCCAGCACGTAGAGCGTGACCGTCCCAGCGATCGCGCTCTGGATCGTGACCTCGACCGCCCGCTCCACCCAGTCCAGCAGCCGGACCTGATCAGTCGCCAGCGCCGTGGTGCCGAGGGCGCGGTCGCCGTAGTTGATCGTCAGCTGGCCGGCCGCGACCGGGGCGCTGAACGATACGGCGAGCCGCGCGTTGGCGGGCACCGGGTAGGCGTTGGGCAGCGGCGCCGCCGGGGCCGCTGCACCAAGGGCGAACGGCGAGGCGATGTCGGGGCCGAACTTCTTGAAGTCGGCCGCCGCCCGTCGCCGCTCCCGTGCCTTGTAGAGGACGGCCGGGCGGGCCATGGTCTACCCGACCGGCGGCAGCTTCGGCCGCTGCGTGCCTCGGCTGTTCTTCCGGGCCATCGCCGCGTCGAGCGGCGACTTGCCGACGAAGTCCTTGGCGTCGAGGTCGCGGAGGATCGCAGCGCGGCGCTGGTAGCGCGCCATGCGGATCTCGTTCTGGCGCCGGAGGTACTCCTGGATGCCGGCCTGGTTCGAGCCCAGGGGCTCGGCCGCCGTGATCTCCTTGGAGACCTTGTCGTGGGCCTGCTCCAGCTCGCCGATCTCGCGGTTGAGGTCCTCGCGGGTCTTGCGCAGCCGGTGGATCTGGTTGCTGATCGACTGCCGCTCTGCGTAGAGGTTGTCAAGGACGGGGTCCTTGGCCTCCGGCTCCGGCTGGGCAAACTCGGGGTCCTGGGCCGGCTCCTGCGGCGCATGGAGGCCCGTCTGGAACTGGTCGATGGCCGGGGCCTGGGGCTGCTCGGTCTGCCCAGGGGCAGCCGCAGCTGCGCTCTCGCGGGTGAGCTGCGGGGCCGCGTCGATGACCTGCCGGCGGGTGAACTTCTCACCGGCCAGCTCCTCGATGGCGTCGAGACGGGGCGAGCCGTCGCTCGTCCAGTGCGCGTCGTTGGCCGGGTCCAGCCTGGCCAGGGCCAACTGTATCTTGGTGCTCATGCTCCTCGTGCTCCTCAGATGATGTCGTCGATGTCAGTCTCCGCCAGGAGCTGCTCGGCCGACTTGCCCTTGGCGACCAGGTACTGCTCGAACAGCGCCTCGGCGTCCGCCGACCGCTGCAGGCTGTGCGTGCCCGTGCCGTTGTCGGTGAAGCCGGACGGGTTGGTGCCAGCGCGGGCGTCCTCGTCGGTCGGGTAGAGGACGATGGTGTTCTCGTCCACGACCTTCACCCAGTAGGGGGTGTCGGCGACAAGGCCCAGGGGCAGCGCGCCGCCGACGTTGGAGAGGAGGATCGGGCCAGCGCCCGTCACTAGGCCGTGGGCCGTCGCGGTCAGCTGGCCGTTGAGGCTGTTCGCTGTGAACTGCAGGAGGGCGCCGGTCGCCTTCAGCCGCTCTGCCTGAGCAGTCAGGAAGTCGATGAAGTTCTTGCTGCGCCGCAGACGGTCCCAGGACCGGCGGCGGACGTAGCGAGCGTGGATGTTCCGGGCCATCGTGATCTCCTCGTCGAAGCCAGTGGGGAGGGCCGGAGCCCTCCCCTCTCAAGCCTTACGCCTCGCGGGTGACGAGACGCGCGAACTTGATCTGCTTGCGCTCGGCGTACACGCGGTTCCACGACGTGGCAGCCGCGAGGTTGTTCGCCGTGTTGGCGTTCGACGGGCCGCCGGAGGCCGGGGTGCCGACGTAGGCGTGGCCCACCGGGTGGATCGACCACTCGATACGGCTGTAGAGAACCTCCTGGCCGCCGCCGTTGCCGGCCGCCGGGACGCGGTCGACCTCGGTCGGGACCTTCGGCGAGCCGTTGCCGAGGCGCAGGGCGCCGGCACCGAACAGCCACGTGTCGTACACGTTGCCGGTCCGGGGCATGCCGTCGTCGACCACCACCCGGCGGCCGAGGAAGGTCGGGATGTTGACCTCGCCGCGAGCGTCGGGGATGAAGTCGATCAGGTTGTTCTTCTGCATCCGGTTGTAGACCACCGAGTGCACGATCACGGCGACCAGGTCACCCATGCTGTCGCCCATGGTCGTGGCCGCGTCGAGGAACGCCTCGGCGCTGAAGTTGGTCACGCCATCGACGAAGGACACGCCGGAGATGTCCACGGCGTAGTCGCCGCTGTCGTTG